ATTATTGATATTATTAAAATTAATAGTTAGTTCTTTATATCCAACTTTATCATTTCCAAATTTGTAAATATGTGTCGAATAGGAATTATTTAAAAACAATTCCCATATTTTATTGATATCTTCTTTTATAATTTTTGATATTCCTTTACCCTCATTTAACATTTAAATTTAATTTATTTAATTTCCTATCTTATATATTTAATTGTACAGGATAAAAAATAATTCGAAAAGTAAATTTTAAAATTTATTTACATCTTCTCCCCTTTGTTTCATATCCTTACGAATAATGTGTTCAAGATATTTTGATCTATTCTTTATATTATTATCTATCATATATTTATCTAATAATGAAGATAAATCACTATCAATACTAACTGAAAATTCCTTTTTCTTATCTTCTTCTGATAATTTGTTTTAAAAATCACTATTTAGATTGAATATAAATTGGTAATAATGGAAAAATAATGGTTTTTGACTTACAAATTTTAATATATAATATAAAAGAAACCTAAGATATGAAAACTAAAAAGAATTTTACAATATCGATTGATAAAAAATTATATCACTTAATAGAAGATAAATTTTCAAATAAATCTAGTTATGTAGAATGGGTTATATACCAGGATTTGATGAAAAATGGAGTCGAAGAAATAAAAGAAATTATAATATAATGGGGGTAATATATTTAACAACAAATAATATCAACGGAAGACAATATATAGGAGTTGATACTAATAACGATAAGAATTACTATGGATCTGGTAAGATTATTAGACTGGCATTGAAAAAATATAGTCGTACTAACTTTACAAAAGAAATATTAGAAGAAAATGAAGATGATAAATATTTGTTTGAAAGGGAACATTATTGGATAGATAAATATGATGCCGTGAATAATGAAAATTTCTACAATATCGCAGAAGGTGGTAAAGGCGGTGCTGGAACTTTAAATAATGAAGAATCCAAAAGATTACATAGAATAGGATCTTTAAATGCTGTTAAAATAAATAATGAAAAACGAAAAGGTAAAACATATGAAGAAATATATGGTGATAGAGCAGACGAAGAAAAAGAAAAACGGAGAATTGCTGGACTAGGTAAGAAACATAGTGAGGAACGATGTGAAAATATATCAAAAGGACTTAAAAATAGTGATAAAATAAGAGAAAAGAGAGAAAAGGGTGGTATACCCTGGAATAAAGGGAAAAAAGGATTGCAAATAGCATGGAATAAAGGAATAACAGATACTTGTTTAAAAATTTATACATTAACAACACCTGATAATAAAATTTTAAAATTCAATGGTAGAAAAAAATTAAAAGAATATATTGAAAATGAAAATTTAGATAAAAGAATGAAAAGTAGAATTAGTATTGCAAAACTATATAGTGAAGGAAAAGAAAAAGGATATAGTTTAATAACTACACCCTTCAAAAATACTAAATAATATTTTATTTTTCTACTTTTAATACATCTTTAATTGCACTTTCGAAAGTTTCTTTTGGTAATGCACCTTGTGCCATTTGTGGTTGTCCACCATCAGTTGGGATAAAAAGGAATGAAGGTATACTTCTAATACCAAAAGCAGCAGATAATTCTTGTTGTTCTTCTGTATCTACTTTATAAATATCAAGTTTTCCTTCATATTCTTTTGCCAATTCTTCTAAAATTGGACTAACTGTTTTACAGGGTAAACAATAATTTGCGAAAAAATCTATCAATACTGGTTTTTCGTTTTTGAATTCGATATCAGTATTTTCAGTACTTTCGTTTACCTTTGTATAATCGAATATTTTTTCTTTAAAAGTTTCATTTGTTAATTTTTCCATATAATTTTATTTATTTTTTATTTTTATTATGACAAATATAATGCCAATTAATTTAACTGACAAGAATAAATTATATATTTTAGTGTCGTAGATGAATTTGACTTCCAAAGAAAAAAAAGTTTTCATTAAATTATATGTTAAAGGCATTCAAATATAGAATATATCCAAATCAAGAACAAAAAGAATTGATAACAAGAATTTTTGGTCAAGTAAGATTTGTATATAATCTTGGTTTAGAAACTAAAATATCAGCATATACAGGAAATAGAAATCACCTTGATATGTTTGATTTAACTAAACAAATAACCGAATTAAAAAAGAATGAATGTCCTTGGCTTAAAGAAAGTCCATCTCAAGCATTACAATCATCTATTAGAAATTTAGATAATGCCTACACTAACTTTTTTAGAGGAGCTGGATTTCCAAAATTTAAATCAAAATATAGAAAACAATCATTTCAGTTACCTCAAGGGGTATTTTTAAGTGAAAATAAAAAACAAATTTTCATACCAAAACTCAAATTTACTGATATAGATTTACATAGAGAATTTAAGGGTGAAATTAAAACCGTAACCGTAAGTAAAACAACAACAAATAAATATTATATATCTATTTTAGTTGATAACAAAAAAGAATTACCTGAAAAACAACCAATTAAGTTAAATACAAGCGTTGGTGTTGATCTGGGAATTAAAGATTTTGCTATCACTTCAGATGGAAAGAAATTCAAGAACCACGATTTCTTCAAATCTTCAATGAAAAGGTTAAGGATTGAGCAGAGATCCTTATCAAGAAAAAAGAAAGGATCAAACCATTATTTAAAACAGAAATTAAAATTATCATTAATTCATGAACATATCAGAAATCAAAGACAAGATTATTTACATAAAATTAGTAAATACCTTGTAGATAATTATGATACAATTTGTATAGAAAATCTTGGAGTAAGTAATATGATGAAAAATCATAACCTTGCTCGTGCTATATCAGATATGGGATGGGGAGAATTTAAATCATTACTTGAATATAAATGTGAATGGTATGGTAAAAATTTAAGTGTGATTGGTAGATTTGATCCTTCAAGTAAATCTTGTTCTGTTTGTGGAAAAATAAATAAAGAATTAACATTGAAAGATAGAAATTGGGAATGTAATTCTTGTGGAACAGAACATGATAGAGATATAAACGCTGCTTTAAATATAAGAAATTTTGGGTTGAGGAACCAACCCAGCGTCACTCAAAGTGAATGGTTACATTGTGCTTGTGATGTGGAAACTACTACATCTTTAGTGTAGTGGTAGTTCATAGTGATAAATATAAATATAAATAATTTGTAGTATCTTTGTAAAAAAATAGAATCCAATGATAACATATTTTGTAAATAAAGATAGTATAGATGACAAATCTTCAAACCAATTAGAAAATTTGGTAAATGATAAAAATATATCTAATATAGTTGTATTTCCAGATATTCATTATGCTAGTAATAAATCTATACCAGTTGGAGTTGCATTCACATCAGACAAGATATATCCATTAGTTAGTGGTAAAGACACTGGTTGTGGTGTAGGGTTTATGATAATTCCAAAAAAGAATATTATTAAAGATTTTGATAAGGATAAATATTACAATGCTTTATATAAACGACATTTAACCATGAGTGATGAAGGATTAGGTGGTGGTAATCATTTTTTATCATTAGAAGAAGACAATAAAAATTTATATATTATTGTTCACACTGGAACTAGAAATTTAGGTATTCATTGGTATCAAAGGAATTTAAAGATATTAACAGAATTTGGCGATACAGAATATTTTACTAAAGATTTTTTAAATAAAAATTATCCAAAGTGGTTTGAAGAATATGATAATTTATTAAAATATAGTATTAAAAGAAGAAAAGAATATCTTAATGGTACATTAGAATTTTTAATAAGAAATAAAAATGTTAAGGATGGTGAATATATTATAAAAGATTCAATACATAATTATATAAATGAAGAAAATGGACATTATGTCCATAGAAAAGGTGCAACAGGATTGAATGGACAAGTCATCATTCCATTATCTATGACCAGAGGTTGTTTAATTGTAGATGGTTTATATGATGGTGGAAATTTGAATTCGTGTGCTCACGGTGCAGGTAGATTGATGAGTCGTTCTAATACATTAAAACATTGGTTATCATTAAAGAAAAAACAACGAAAAGAATACGAAAAGAATTTTTCAGAATTATTAAGTAATGGGAAATTTAATATAAATCAGATTCAAGAATTTGATTTTGCATATAAAAAACCAGATGATTTTTTTGAATATCAATCATTTATTTATAAGGTATCAGAAACTTCACCAATTTGTACTATAAAATTTTCAGAAGTAAGATAGACTATACTTTATAACAAAACTTAAGGGGTACATAATAATCAGGAACTTCCAAAAATTTACAACATTTTTCAGTTTTACCTGTTATTGATAATTTTTTATAAAAAATTCTTTTTAATGTATATATCTTATTTTTTTTCAAAACTAACCCATTTTGGGAATTCTTTGTATAAAGATTCTGTGTCAACTTTAAATTTATCACCTGGTTTTAATTCATTATCTTCATCTTCGAAGTCAAAATCGTCTTCAATGAAATCAAAGTTTTCATTCAAAGAATGAAAATCAATCACATTAAATCCTTTATTTTTTGGTTCAGATACTAATTTTTTAATTGTTTTATTATCATATAATACTAAATAATAATATCCATCAATTAATTTAAATAAATATGATAATGCCCCATTATTATAAAATAATTTATTTGAATTTATTCCATAGACACCCCATTTAAACCCATAACTGTGAATCAATTGTGCAAATTCAATTATGTTTTTTTTAGGTATTTTAACAACATATTTTTTTGATTCAAATCTCTTATCGTATGAATTTATATATTTTTCTATATCATGATAAATTTTCTTCTTCATCAAATTCCCAATCAAAATCTATATTTTCATATTTTTTTAAATGTTTCATAATTAAATATATTTTGATATTGTTGATAATAATAAATTTTTATCAATTGGTTTAGATAAATAATCTGAACACCCTAATTCCATTAATTTGTTTTTATCAATTTCTAAAGCATAAGAGGTTTGCCCGATAATTGGTATATGTTTATCTATTTCTCGTATTTTTTTAATTGCTTCGTACCCATCCATTATTGGCATTCTCATATCCATTAAAATTATATCGTATCTATTGGTTTTAAATAAATTTATACATTCTAATCCATTATTGGCCCAAAAAACATCACATTTTGTCATATGTAAAAATTCATATAATAAATCAAAATTGTCTTCAATATCTTCGGCTATTAATATTCTAATTCCTTTAAAATTATATTTTGTTTTTATAATTTCATTTTCTTTTTCAATTTTAGTTGTTTTAATAATGGGGATTGTAAAATAAAAAATTGAACCTTTACCTTTTATCGATTTAACTGATATATTACCACCAAGTAGTTTAATTAATCCTTTTGTTATTGATAATCCTAATCCTGTGCCTTCTTTTCTATAATGTTCATTTCTATTTACTTGAACAAATCTATTAAATATTTCTTTTTGATGTTTATTTTCAATTCCTGTTCCAGTGTCCTTTACATAACATTTCAAGATATTGGTTTTTGTGAAATAACACCCAAATGTTATTGTTCCACTATCTGTAAATTTGATGGCATTAGAAATTAAATTATTTAGTATTTGTTTTATTCTGTATCTATCTGATAATAATGTACAATTTAAATCAAATGATTTATCAAGGACAAATTTTATTTTTTTATTTTTCAATTCTTCATTAACAGAAAATGAATTATAAATATCACCCATAAGTTCTGATATATGAAATTCTGATTTATCTAATTTTAATTCAGATACTTCTAATTTAGATAAATCTATAATATCACTTAACAATTTCAATAATTGTTCACCATTTTTATTAATTATATCCAAGTATTGTTTAGTTTGTGTTTTTGAATGTCCATTATTCATTAATAGTGAAGAAAATCCTATTATAGAATTCATTGGTGTACGAATTTCATGACTCATATTTGCTAGAAAAATAGATTTTAATTTATCTGATTTTTCTGCTTTGTTCTTTTGTTCCTCGAGATCTTTATTTTTATTTTGAAGTTCTTCAATGGTCTTTCTTAATTCCATTTCTAGTTCTTTTAATCTCATGTTTTTATTCTCTTTGTGAAATTCATCCATCTGTGACATATTATGATGTTTTTTTTATATCACCAACATTATCATATTCTACGGATACTACCATCAGTATAATCAATATCAGTTATGATTGTATTTGTTAATTCTTCACCATTTTTAAATTTAACCAATTGTCCTTCTTTATAATCCATTGGGTTATAATTATCAGGATCTAAAATTGGGACATTTGTATAATCTTTCATATTATTTATTATCTTTTAAATTTTTCAATAACTCCACCCATTGAATTACCAAAAAATGAAGATGGATCCACTTGTTCTACATATTCTGTTGTTGGTTGTATATGTTCAGCTTGGTGGATTCCCGATGGAACATTGTTCTGAAAATCATTATAATAACCACTTTTATCAATTTGTTGACCATTTATAGTAATTACCACATTACTTCTAAACTCATTCATCACTATATCTTCATATGGATCTTGAACTGGTGGTAATGGGTGATTTTTTTCTGTTTGAAATGATTGGTCATTTCCAAATTGATTTAAAGATTGATTTTCATATTGTTGATTTAACAATTGTTCTTGCAATATATTTTTTCTTTCGATTTTTATACCACTAAATGTTCCCATTTAATTTATTTAATTTTTTAATATGTATGTTACAATTTCTCTATGGTCATCACCTATAATCCACGATTCAAATTCTTCATTGTAATTAATAATTATATATTCACTTAATTCATCGAATTCGTCAGTATTTATTTCTATCATTTCCCCACTTGGGGTAAACAATATATCATATACTTTTTCGTTCCCCATGTCTTCATATAATTTTAAATGATTCATTTGATTAAATATTTTTATTTGACCTATATATAAAAATTTTCGACCCAATATTTTTAAATATATAAAAAAAAGATTAACAACCAATGAAACAAAATGAGTTAGACAATATAGATAAAGAAATGACTAAAAACAAATTGAAAAATAGTATAGATGAATTAAAAGGTCATATAAATGATTTGAAAATAGAAGGTACAATGCCATTACCCGATGATTTATTTCCAAATGATAATACTTTACCAGGTTTAAACATGGAAATAGAGGTTTATGATTACGATAAAGATATTTCTTTAATTAAAGATGAAGCAGAAGAAACATTGGAATGTATATCTAGTCTTTATCTTAATGATGAAGTTACAATGAATAAAAATATTAATAAATTAATAAAAAATGATGCAGAAGAAATTAGTGATATAAAATTTTCATTATCATGTGCTAAAAGAGGATTAATTAATTGTATGCGACAATTAGACGCTGGTTCTAATGATCCTGATATGCATAATGCTGTAAATGCTTACCAGAAAGAAATAAGAGAATCTAATAAGATGATTCATGAATTATTTAATAAAATGAAAATATTTTATAAAGATTTAAGAGAAGAATTAAAAATTGATGATGATATAAATGTTGGTAATGAATTAAAAGATGGTGATGATGGTGAAGATTTAAAACTTATTGATAAAACCGAATTTAATGATTTAATTGATAAATATAAGAAAGATTCTACTTTATTGAAATAATTGATATAATAATTTCATAATTGTCTTATAATCTTCATCATCAAAGGTATAACCGATATAATCATCTACACCTTGACGAGAACCATTCCATTTGATAATTTGGTGTCGTTTCAAATAATCGATTTCATTATCTTGTGCTTCAATTATTTGTCCACTTGGTAAACCAACAATTTCAATTATTGATAATTCATCATCTATAAAACTACCATAATTTTCAAATATTGAATTTGGTCTGATTTTTTCTATTTGATTATTTAAATAAATTCCCTTTTTACCATTTTGGAATTCAATAACATATAATTTATCACCTTTTTTATATATACTGGAAACATTTATATTATTAATAGTATCCTTTCCATTATAATTTTTAACTATTCCAATGACAATGCCTTTTTTTCCAGATGTAGTTTTTATATTATCTTTAATATTGATTCTTTTTAAAATATGATAAATATCATCTACTAAATTATCATTAAAAATAAATTCATTGTATTTACTATTCCATTCAGTAAATTCTAAATTTATTAAAAAATTTAATTCTTTTTGTGTGACTTCGATTAATTGACCACTTGGTAAACCCACTAATCTATCTAGTTCAATCATTATTTAAATGAATATTTTATATTTTTCAACAACATATGAGTATCAACATAATTTTTTTTATTATTAAATTCAATAATCCACCCATCTCCCAATATTCCAGCAATTTTACCGTTTCCATTATCGGTATGTTGGATTTCTAGTCCTAATCTAATATTTGATTTGATGAGTTTATAAACATCTTCTTTTAATTCATCTTTAAATACATATTCGTTTATTTCTTCATCTTGAAACCAATTCATTCGTCTAGCAAATCCAACAACAAAAAGATCGTGTTTATCCTTATCCTGACAATTAAATATTTCACCACTTGGGAAACCTATTACTATATTACTCATCTCTACAAAATTAAATAAATTTTACAAATTATCCAATTATTCTTATTTGTGGTATTAACAAAATTTTACCATTTATTGTTCTTTTACCTTCAACGGGCTCTTTATAAATATCCCAAGGCATATCTAAAGTCCAATCTACACCTGATAAATCATTAATAATTTTATTTTTAAACATATCTACCCATTTGACATCATCTTTTTCTCCAACAATATTTGAAATATTACCAATTCCTATATGACCGCCAGCTTTTGTGATTGATTTTTTATATTTTAGATTTGTTTTAAAACTATCTAATAGATCATGTGTGTAACTACCTAAATCTTCAACTACAACACCGTTTCTTAAAACAGGCAAATCTTCATCGGGAATATTTTTCATTCCTACTGTATCGGCAATTTGTAATGATCCACCATATTGTAATAGAATAAAATATATATTATGATCTCTTAAATTTGGATCTTCTCTTAAATCTCTACTTATTATTGCTCTTGCTCTTAATGCATTTGCCCATGTTCCATTTGGAACAAATGCCAACTTACCGATTATTTGATAACCATCTCTACTTATTGTCTTACCATTCCATTTATCTGTGTAGAAATCATTTTGGGATGTGTATATTATCTTATCTCCTTTACCTCTAACCCTATTTTCCATTTTAAGTAATCTTTCTCTACCATCTGTAATAAAGTCTAATTCATTTCCTCTTCTTACGTTGTTTACAGGGTATAACCATTTAAACATCAGGTAGATATTATAAATAGATAATGATGCATTATGGACAACTTCTATAAGTGTTTTATAATCACCTCTTTTCACAAGTTGGTTAAATGCACCGGCGAAAACCATCTTAGGATTGTTAGAATTTTTAATATCTTGTAAATTGAAATTTAAGATTGTTTCTATATCAACATCATAAAATTCATATCTAGCAGCATCAATCATACTTATTATATCTAAAACTAAAGAATCGGTAGGAATACCTAATTGATCACAAATTCCTTCATAAGCAGAAAAAGAAGACGTTTTTACTGATTTTATACTAAATTTTTCAACATCTCCACCTTTTTCAACAAAATTACCGTGATGATCAATATAAATATCAAGATCTTCATTGTCTTCAGCATAATCAACTGAAATATTGATATAACTATCATTGAAATCAATATTGTTCCACCCATCTTGATAGTTTACTATACCATATCCCATTATTTCAAATTTCTTATTCACTAAATATTGTCTCATTACAATCCCAGACATGATTCCATCTAAGTCATCATGAAAAAAAATCATACATTTTTTCCCATCTTTGCCTTTTTTTATCCAATATTCTTTATCATTATTTATTGACGGTGCTGATTCAAATAGTTTATTCATATTATTTCTAATTCTTTTTTTAATTTTTCAATTATGTTCTCATTGTATTTAATTCTGATTAGTTTGATATTATTAGTTTTGCAAAAATTATTTTTAATTTGATCATGTTTTTTGATTATTTCAAATGATTTATACCCACCGAAAAAATGAACTGGTTCATAATGTTGTAATCCATCATATTCTATACATAAATTATATCCAGGTAAATAAAAATCAAATGGTAATTGATTCTTATTTTTACAATTTTTAAATTTGAATTGTTCAATAAAATTGATATCCATAGTTTTCAAATATAATAATATTTTAATTTCTCCTTTACTATTGTTACATTTTGCACAACCTCTATTTTGTAAATGACCATGTGGTGTTTGTTCGAAACTACCATGTTCAGGACAAATTATCTTAATTTTAGTATAACTATTGATATATTTTACTAAAGAATAATCATATTTGTTATTATGTATTTTTTTAGATCTTTCTATAAAGTTATTTATATTTATTTTTTTTAAATTATTTGCACATATATTGCAACCATATTTATTTATAGTATGGGATAATGGTGTTTGTTCAAACATACCATGTTCAGGACAAATAATTTTTACTTTAATTTTATTTCCTTTATATTCTACTAAAGAATAATCATATTTATCACCGTGAATTTTTTTAGACTTTATTATGAATTCTTTAGTTGTTTTTTTATTTAACCCAGAACAATATATACATTTATTACCATATAAATGACTATATGGTATTTGTTCAAACATGCCATGTTCAGGACAAATAATTTTTACTTTAATTTTATTTCCTTTATATTCTACTAAAGAATAATCATATTTATCACCGTGAATTTTCTTAGACTTTATTATGAATTCTTTAGTAACATCCATGTTTATTTAAATGACCATGTGGTGTTTGTTCAAACATACCATGTTCAGGACAAATAATTTTTACTTTAATTTTATTTCCTTTATATTCTACTAAAGAATAATCGTATTTATCACCGTGAATTTTCTTAGACTTTATTATGAATTCTTTAGTTGTATATATTTGATTTTTAACACAAGATGGACAACCTGTTTTATTTCCATTGTGGTTGTCTGGTCTTTGTTCGAATATACCATGTTCAGGACAAATAATTTTTACTTTAATTTTATTTCCTTTATATTCTACTAAAGAATAATCATATTTATCACCGTGAATTTTCTTAGACTTTATTATGAATTCTTTAGTAAAAAAAAGAAGTCAAAATGACTTCTTTTTTTTATGATTTTTCTTTTTTTTAATTATTTTAAAAGATTACTTAACAATCCCTTTATTAATGAAGTTGTTTTATTTGGTGAATTTTTGATTATGCAAAATGTACCATTACCAACTACTTTCATTGTAGATATATCTTCTTTAATCATTTTATTTTTTAATAAGTGATTAATAATACTTTCTACAAATGGTTTTATTTCAAATCCATCATTAATTTTAACTATATGTAGTTCTTTGTTTTTTTCAACAATAAAATATTTAGCTTCATTATATTGTGGTAATACTTTATCAATTTCTTTTTGTTTCGTTTCATTTGGAAAGAATACAACTGATTTGTTTCTAATTGTTTTTTCAACAGGTGGTTTTACCATATCTTCCTTTATGAATGGTTTCTTTGGTATTTTATTTGTTATAAGATTTTCTTTTTCAATATTCTTTTCTGAAAATTTTATATTTTTTGGATAGTGTTCTAATATTTGGTCAAATTCGATTAATAATTGTTTAGTTTCCATTGAAAAATTACCATTGATAACATATTTATCATTTAATATATCATTAACATGACCTTTAAATTCCATTTCATTGATTTCAAATATTATCATATCACCAATTTTTATACCATTTAATTCATCCATATTGTCATTTGGTTCAGGTTTTCTAATGTTAGATTCTTTAATAGAATTATAAATATTCATTAATTTTTGTGTTTCTTGTTCGTACAAATTATCCAAAATTTTACAATTAGTTTATGTTATATATAAAAAAAAGAAAGCCAATTTTTGTAATCGACTTTCTTTTATTTAATCAATATCGAAATATTTTTTTATATCTCTTGTGGGGTAATTTTTTGAGCCGTTCTTTGGGTTTGTTGTCCTTGACCTTGTCCTTGACCTTGTCCCTGACCTTGTCCCTGACCTTGTCCCTGTCCACCTAAATCTAAATTAAGATCTAATTGCCCTTGGATTTGTTGTCCTTGTCCTTGTCCTTGTTGTCCTTGTCCTTGTCCCTGTTGTCCTTGTCCTTGTCCCTGAAGTCCTAAATCTAAGTCTAGATCTAATTGACCTTGTCCTTGTCCCTGTTGTCCTTGTCCTTGACCAACTACTAAATCTTGTTTTTCAGGTGTAAGTACATTTGTAGGAATATTTTCAATATTTAAATATGATGTAGAAGTATATTTTGCCAATTCTTCTGCAATTTCCATATCTGAATACATCCTTTTGATATCTTCTCCAGTTTCATCTTTAATTTTCTTAACATAAGAATTTACTAAAGAAAAAGGTACGTCAATACTTGTTCTTACTTTGTAGTGATCATCAAATGCCATTACTGTTTCATTGATTGGTGTGCCTTTTCTTTTATTTTGGAAGTCACCAAATCTAAAAATATTCTTATCCATAATATTGTTTTTTATTTTTTATTTATATATTAATTATTAAAATCACTTTTTTCTTATATTATATAGTAATTTAAAAATTCCTTTTTTAGAATTCTATGAAATTATAATTTACACCAATACCAACATAAGGACTTATTCCTTCATACGCAAACCCAATACCCACACTAACACCCATACCAAATCTTTTTGGTTTCATTTTTTGTTTACCATATGATCTAATTGTCTTAATATTATCATATGGATTATATGTAGTTATATCCGCATATGATTGCCAAGGACTAAACATGTTTTTTCTTTCTCTACCAATTGCAACATCATATTTATTTTCAATATTTATATCCATTTCAAATATCATTTTACCTAGTGTTACGCAACCAAAAACCCATCATATTTTATGTATATTTCTGTTTGTATTGCTAAAGCATTATTTAATTTTTTATTTATTTTATCTTTTCGTTTAATAATTTTTTGTAATTGTATTATGGTTTCATCTTTTGAATCTATATCTAATAATAAATTTTTATTATTTAATTCCATAGTAGAAATTTTAGCTGTTAGAGATCCATTTTTATTTCTTTCGATATCTAATTCATCATATAACCCATTGACTAATGATATTCTAGATTTTAATTCTGATTGATATTTATCATAATAATTATAACCAATGTATCCTATGCCAAATAGTAGTAAAATTAAAACGAATATTATTATTTTTTCAATGCTTATTTTCATAATTTTATTTTTATTTTTATATATAAAAAAAACTGACTCCTTATCAGTTCACATCACCACCTTGTTCTGGTTCTGGGATGTAATGAGGATTATCACTAGGTATTGGAAGAGAAGAATTCCAAGTTGCTCCCGATAAGAAAAAACCATCTACCCATCTACCACTGTACCAATCACCAGAAAAATATCCATAATAAAATGTCCCACCAAAAAAACCACCTGCATTTAATATTGATCCAACTGTAATAGATATTATAGTACCATCGGAATAATTATCAGAAACTTTTGACCATATTTTATAATATATCGTATATGGTGGTAATACATTAATACCATCATTGTGAATTAAATTATTACTATCGTACAATAGAATAGTACTATCACTATTTCCTAATGAATCACCAACACTATATGGACCACTTAGTGTAGCACCAAAATCATCTGTTGTTCCAGATGCTAATAATATATTATTACTATCACCATTTAATCCCCATGATATTAATATTTCATCATCAGTTACAGATATTGCTGTAAATGGTTCAGGATTATCTATTGGGTTAATAGGAATAATAGATATTTCTAATCCTGGGGAATAATGTCTATGAGTTGTACCAGGTCCAGATGTGTCATTACTTTTTGACCATAATTTATAATTATAAGTTATAAAGGGATTACTAACTATATCTGAAAAACTTCCATCATTTCCTTTATATAATACTGTTCCACCATCAGGGATTGTATCACCAACTTCATAATTTATATTATCAGCTGGTGTTCCAATAGTACTACCACTAACTAATAATACATCATTATTATCTTTATTGTCAACCCATACCAAATCTATTTGTGTACTTGAAGGTGCACTAGCATAGAAAAATCTAGGATTACCTATTATAAAACATTCAACCCCATCTGAATAATATCTAATATTATCATCACCTTGTTTCCAAGTCCATATTTTATAATATCTTGTCGTCCCATCAGTTGGTGCTGGTATACTGGTATCAGAATGGGTTTCGTTTATACCAGAAAATTTAACAACACCTCCTCCACCACCAATGTTTATTTCATCATTATTATTATAAATCCCATGTGGTGTTCCAAAATCAGGAAATCCAAAAGTATCTAAATCGTGAATCCATGCAATCATCACAAAATTATATCCATATAATTGCCATGATAAATCAATATGGGAAGAAGATACGAATGTGGAAATAAAATTAGTTGGATCATCTATAGGAACAGTTTCCCATAATTCCATTAAGTTAAAATAAGTGGTTCTATTTAATTCACTTTCTACAATATCTGGTGTTACATTAAGAATTAATCTTTTATTTTCTTCTTGTGAAATAGTGATTGCATTAATATCTATTATTTGTAAAATTGGAGATGGAGTAACATTTATATCTACTGTTGTCCCACCTAATATTGCGTCAATTTTAAAAAACTCACCAGGGTCAGAATAAGGTACTATTTTTAGTTTGTAATATCCTACAATACTGATAGATTTACTGTATCTAAAAACACTATGAGGTCTCAACAAAGAGTCAATAACAATTAAATTTCCGTTGTTTAATGTCAAATTACCAAATGTTCCTGGTGCAACATCATAAGAATCCATCCAATATGGATCTGGTCCTTCTGAACCACTAAAATTTATTGAACCATCAAATATTATATTTATACCAATTGGAACATGCACTATTGTTGCCATAATTCATTTTATTTTTTTTAATGAAAATACCCATTGTAGAATCTCCCACCATACCAAGTGGTAATAAGATCTCCCCCATATCTCCATATATATTCATCATTAATTCCAAAATGTCCACTATTAAATGTACCACCACTCCAATTTATTATATGATCTCCATTGTATTTATAATTTAAAGGACCAATGACATTACCATTAAATACCCCATTTGACCAATCTACCCTTATTAAAATACTATTATTAACTACACCATTATTAAAAATACCATCTATCCAATATGCATTTATAAGTTCTCCTCCATTGAATGTACCATTATACCATGTTGATGGATATGATTTAGATGTGAGTCCTTGTGATATTAAATAAGGTACTTCATATTTATATGTTAATCCAGAATTTAACCCATTAAATACTCCATTATTGAATGTACCACCAGTCCAATTACAACCTAACATAATACCATTATTGAATGTACCACCGGACCAACTACAATTTTCAATAATTCCATTGTAAAAAATACCATCAGTCCATATTGAATTTATCATATTACCATTATTGAAAATACCATTTAACCAATTACTATTTGAATTAAAATTTCCATTGTGAAAGTTTCCATTGTACCAAGTTGATGTTACAAAATCCCCTCTATAAAAATCACCATCAAACCAATTACTGAATGAAAAAGTATCACCATTAAATGTACCTCCAGACCATATTGAATTTTGAAAATGTGAATTATTGAATGTACCACCAGACCAAGATGATTCTAAAAAAATCCCACCGTTAATATTATTCCACCATTAAATACACCATTTAACCAAGTTTTATTAGTAAAATTCCCACTATTCCAAATACCATTTGTCCATATTGATAATGGAAATAATATATTATCATCACCATACCATATTCCATATAACCAATTAGTAGTTTCAGTGATAGTTGTTCCACTATAACTACCATTGTTAATTGTTCCGCCTGAAATTAAACAACCAATAAATGAACCATTATTTATAATACAATCTGTTATAGTACAATCATAAAACCAACCATTATTAATTGTCGATCCAGATACGAATTGATTCTTTACTATAGAATAACCATATTTATTATTATTATTACTTATATATGTAGAATAACTTGATGATGTATTTAAAGATTTATAATTATTATCAAATTTATCATTAAA